GCCAGACGGGTCATGGAAGCGGGTCGAGCATAAATGCATGAACCTGCTAAGCAAAGCTAATCCCATGATGAGCGGCTACGAGCTATTTTTCACAACTGCCGCACACCTAGAACTCGACGGCAACAGCTACTGGTGGCTCATTCGCGGAGGTACAGACAACCTAACTGGCGAAATAAAAGAGATATGGCCCCTGGACCCGAGCAAACTAGTCGCCAAAATCGACCCAAAAACAAGCCTAATCGGCAGCTATAAAAGTACGATAATGGTAAACGGAAGCGCCAAAGTGTTCCAAGCTAGCGAGATTTTACAGCACAGGACATTTAACCCACGCAATATGTACCGCGGGATGGGAACGGTCGAAGCCGCAGCCCTAGCAATAGACACCGACGAACACGCCAGCAAATGGAATAACAACTTTTTCTATAATAGCGCCCTGCCAAGTGCCACCCTCGAAACCGACGAGGAGCTGACACCCGAGCAAATAAAAATCCTAGAAGTAACCTGGAACGAGAAAAACCGCGGCGTCGATAAGTCCCAAAAAATGGCCATATTACACAGCGGCCTCAAGTTTAACCCGACCAACCCAAGCCAACGCGATATGCAATTCCTAGAATCTCGCCGCTATAGTAGGGACGAAATCCTGGGGATTTTCAGGGTACCAAAAATGGTCCTAGGAATCGTTGAAGATGTAAACAGAAGCAACGCCGAGGCCTCCGATTACCTATTTGCCAAGCGCAAAATAAAGCCACGCATTCAGCTAATCGTCAATAATTTAAACTCCTACTACCTACCCCTTTGGGGTTTGAGTAGTAACGAATATAAGATTTGGTTTGACGACCCAGTCCCAGAGAACCGAGAGCTTGAGATTAAAGAATTCGAAAGCGGAATCCGTAACGGCTATATGACTATAAACGAAGTACGCAGCCACGAAGGCCGAGAAGCAGTCGAAGGCGGTGACATTCCACTCGTAGCGGCCGGAGTAATGCCCCTAGACTTAGTAGGAATTAACAGCACAGCCACCCCGCCCGATACCAGCGCCGGCTCAGCAGCCGACGGGACCCAAGGCAAAGGCCTAAAAAAAAACGAAATAGTGGCACTTAGGAAGGGAGCCGACCAGCGACAGAGCTTCATTAAAGCTAAAATAAAGGATAGGTCCGCGGTATACCAGCAACTAATCCTCCAAAACAAAGACAAACTAATCAAGCTAGTTAAGGCCGAGCTTTCTAAAAAATCAGTAACCAAGGGAGAAGCTAACAAAATTGTGGCAAACGTAATGGCAGACATAGAAGCGGGATGGGTAAGAGACATCCAAGCCGCCAATCTAGACACCTATGGAATCGTCATGCCAGAAGCCGGAAACAAAGCACTGGCCCAAGTAAAAGTTAATGGGACATTCGACGTCGCAAACCCAAGGGCCGTCAATTGGATGGCTACCCACGCGCTAGAAGGAGCAAAAAGCGTAGTCGGGACCGTCAGGGACGCAGTAAAAATTAAACTAGCCGCCGGAATTGCCGACGGGTCCAGCGTCGATGATATAGCAGCCAGCATCGCCACATTCTTTGACCAAAGCGACTGGCGAGCGCTAAGAGTAGCCCGCACCGAAGTAATCGGTTCATACGCCGAGGGTTCGCTTGAAGGATACCGCCAAAGCGGAGTCGTGCAAATGAAACAATGGGCAATAATAGACGACGACCGAGTCGACGACGAATGCGTCGCCAATTCGGACCAAGGCCCAATCCCACTTGACGGGATATTCGAGTCGGGAGTGTCCGCTCCACCAACCCACCCAAACTGTAGGTGCAGCATCCAACCGGTGCTGGCATCCTAAAATGTATAAAATAGCGGCAACGTATAAATATAATGGAGGTATATGAAAGTAATAAAAGCATTCGCGTCCCAGATTAAGACAGTAAACGAGGCAGACCGCACAATGCGCGTCGTTATTTCCACAGTAAACCCAGACCGTAGCAAAGATAGAGTGTTCCCACGCGGAGCCGACATTACCGACTATTTAACCAACCCCGTAGTCGCAGAATTCCATGACTACGACGAACCAGCAATCGCAAACGGCGTTCAAATCGAAATATATGACGACCGTATCGAGGCAGTAGTTAAATTTTTCGAACCCGGCGTATACGACAGGTCCGACCTTTTCTGGAACCTATACAGCACAGGCAAACAACGCGCCTGGTCCATAGGCTTTGACCCCGTCGATTACACAATAAACGAATTGGGCGGCTACGATTTCAAGACTTGGAAGCTCCTAGAATTTAGCGCGGTCCTAATAGGCGCCAACGCCGAGGCCCTAAGCTACATGAAGTCACTAGGCGCAGACCCAGACAAAATGCTCGCCACCCAAAAGACCCTCGACGAATCCGCCGAGAAACTAGAAGCAGAATTACCCAAACCAAACAAAACTCCCGCAGATACTACCAGAGGTGAAGCCCCTGTGTCGGAAGGTGAGCCAAAAACTGAGGATGAAACGCCCAAAGATACCTCTAGTGAGGGCGAAAATAAAGGAATTGCCATACCCGTAGTAAGTAAGGACGTCGACCAAGTAGTTTGCCTAGCCGATATAGCCGGGTATTTACAATACATCATCCGCTCATTCGGGCGCGACGAAGTAGATGCCAACGTAATAGCCAAGCTAATCGACGCCCTAACAGCCGTAATGGAAGCAATTAAAACCGAATCGACCATTGGGACTAAGTCATTTACAATAAGCCACGCCGAAAAAACCGCCGACATCGACCCAGAATACCAACCAAAACCGCCCGCCGATAAGGCCGAAGGCGAGGAAGCCGACGAAACGAAGACAATAGCCAGCAAGTTTATAATCGAAATGGCCAAAACGGCGAAGGACCTCAAGCCAGCAGCGAAAGCAATCAATAGCTTTCTACACGCCATGCGCGAAATATCACAATCAGCATCCTAAAGGATACATAACAATAGGAGAGAAAGGAGGTGAATATTAATATGAACGAAGAAGCAAAAAAAGCAATGGAAGAAATCAAAACTTCAGTAATCACTTCAGTAACCGCTTCAGTAACCGAAGAAGTCATGAAGAAAGTCGAAGAGATGAAAATCAATCGCGACGGACTTAATGCCGACGATGGCGAAAAAGTAGAACAGAAGGAGATTGCAGCCAAACAACTCAAAAAGTTGGCGAATCATGAAGTCAAAGCTCTCGTATCCGGTACCGCAACAGACGGCGCCGAATTAGTGCCTACCTACGTCGCGAGTGAAATCGTGCGCGTAGCAGCCGCTAACGGGCTCGCCCGCAGATACGGTCGCATTTGGCCCATGCAGGGTTCAAACGTGAACATTCCAACGGCCGACTCAGTAAGTGCATACCGTATCGCAGAAGGCGCTAAAGTAACATCTAGCCAACCAACTACGGGTAGTATTTCACTCAACAGCAAAACCGTCGGAGTAATCATCCCTGTCAGCCGCAAGCTACTGCAAAATGCCACAGTTTCAGTCGTCGACATGCTAAACATGCTCGCCGGTGAAGCTCTAGCAAAACTCGAGGACCAATGGGCTTTCTTAGGACTCACAAGTGGAGAAGGAATTTTCCAAACTAGTGGCGTCCCTGGAGTGATAATGCATAGCGGTTTAACCGACTATTCAGACATCGAACCCGAGGACCTGCTCGACGCAATCGACAAAATCGATGACAACATCGGCAGCGATAAGTTGCGTTGGATACTATCTCGTTCCGTCCTAAACGCGCTCCGAAAGAAACGCGCCGTAGTCGGTACGGATAACCAAGGTTTCTTATTCTCAGGTTTTGGGCAAAGCATGCCAGCGACTATGTGGGACGTACCCTATAGTCTTTCACCAGTAATGCCAAAAACGTCCGATGCAAATCAGGCGGGTAAAAAATTCATGGCACTCGCTGACTTCAGTAAACTTTTGATCGGCGACGACCAAAATTACACTATGGAGTTAAGCGACCAAGCCACGATTACAGATCTCGACGGCACCACCCTAATCAACCTGTTCGAGCAGAACATGGTTGCCCTTAAGGTAACTGGAGAAATCGACATGAAGCTCGCAGACCACGCCAAGGCTTTCTCATACATCGCCACGGCCGCGTCGTAGAACTTTGTAACTTGACCAATCGGGCGTTTGCCTATGTATTAAGCAGCGCCCGGAAGTCAAGCTATAAAATATATAGCTAATAATAGAAGTAACGAAGGAGGCGAAATGCCAAAAATCAAATTCAGCGGCGCAATGACCCACGCGGGGACATACTATGAAGCCGGCAAAGTATATGAAGTTTCCAAAGAGGTAGCCATCGCGCTGGCCCCGTTTGTAACAACCCTAGGAATGGCCGCACCATTTACTAAAGTGAGCAAACCCCACGTCGCAAAGCCAGCCAAAGAACAAACTGACGATGTGAAAGCAAGAGTCGTCGGACAGCCAAAAGTCGATAAAATGGTCCACACACCAAACAAAGCCAAAAATGGTGCGACCGTTCCAACCGCCTCAAGAGACGAGGCCCAAAGCGTAACTGTCCAGCCAGAAACTGTGATAGCCGCTCCTAAAAACTAAGACCGCCATATCCTACCTGTAGCAAGAAGCCCCCCATGCGGGGGCTTTTTGTATAAAATCGCGGCAACATACCAATATAATAGAATTAGGATATACTACAAAAAAGGAGATACCATGGCAAACGCAATCTACAATTCATTCAAAAAAGACGTCATTAGTGGCGCTATAGACCTAGACACCGATACACTAAAGGTGATGCTCGTAACCAGTGCATACGTCCCAAACATCGACACCCACACCAAACGCTCCGACATAACCAACGAAGTATCCGGAACCGGATACACCGCCGGCGGCGCTACCCTAACAACCCCCACAGTTTCACAGGATAACACCAACGACCTCGCCAAATTCGACGCCGACGACATAACATGGTCCACATCGACCATCACAGCCCGCGGCGCAGTAATCTACAAGTCACGTGGAGGCGCATCAAGTGCCGACGAACTAGTGGCATATATAGACTTCGGGTCCGACAAAGTAAGCTCGTCCGGAGATTTTATTATTCAATGGTCCGCTAACGGAATCCTGCGGCTTTCCTAAATTGGCTACGGGCATAAGCGCGGCCAAATAAGGAGGGTGCAATGGCAACCACTACCAATAGATACCTTTCATACCCGGCCGCAGCAGCGGGAATTTCAAGGGCTAGCTCGGGAGGCGCAGCATGGTCGTATTCAGCCTATACCGAAGTCGTCCCAGTTAATACGATAACATCGACATTTTACCTGGCCGGACTAACATGGGCATGGTATACACCAGTCGCCGTAGCCGATACTACATACCAATGGATTATCGAGCTAGCAATAGGTGCATCCGGAAGCGAAACGCTAATCGCCCAAATCCCAGCTAATATCCGGGGAGATACCCTGGTTGGATATGTACCAAGCAACTACGTCATATTTCCAGAGCCAAAACTAATCGACGCAAATACTAGAATATCAGTGCGCGTTGCATA